CTCGAGCATGGTGCTAATTGACGAGGCATGGAAGATTGACGCGGCAGTTTTTGAGTCCAGTCTCGCACCGACTCTTGCGGCGCGAAACCAAGGACAAGCCTTTTTAATTTCTACGGCCGGTGATTCCTCGAGCGAACTAATGCTGACGGCACGGGCTAGGGCCATAGATAACCTGGAAACACCGACGTCGGAGTTACTCCTCGAGTGGTCGGCGCCACCTGACGCGGATCCGGACCTACCTTCCACATGGAAATGGGGAAGTCCGGAGTGGTCGGAGAAGCGGGAAAAGTTTATACGGCAGCAGTGGGAACGGATTGAGCCCGGGACGTTTCGCCGCGAATACTTAAACCAGTGGATTGTTAAAGATAATCATTGGATGGCTAATGGCGTTTGGGATACGTGCCACGATCCAGAGCTGGTGCTCGACGTGAATCAGCATTGGGCCGTGGCGTGTGAGTCGGACTTTGACGGGACTAGCCACGCGGTCGCGATTGCTTGGGTTACGGGTGAGAACCTGATCGCTGTTAAGGTCACGACGCACCGGACGATAAAGGATGTGGACGAACGCCTATCCGAGATCCGCGCCCTTAACCCTGATCTGCATGTGCAGATAACGCCGTCATATATTGACCGGCTCACCGCACACACTGACGGGATAGTCGGCCAACGGGAAGCACAAATCGCCACTCAAGTAATGCTCGACGCGTTCAATCGCTGCACAATCAGGCACGACGGAGACCCCGCGCTACTAGATCAGTTCACTAGGTCGACGATCTCCAAACGCTCCGGCGGCTGGGTGTTGTCGAGCGTTGCGGGATCTGGTGGGGTCTATGCGGCCCGCGCCGTCATGTTCGCGCTAGCTCAAATTACTAAGCAGCCTAAGCCGCGGCCCATGATCTACTCACGATCTGCGACACGCCGATAACCCCGACATCCCAAGACACTAGGTAACGTGTGCTAGGCGATAGATAATACGGGTGTGGCTCTACTCTCCCGTGGGTCCCGCATGGTCGGGGCATCCCAAGCGATCTATAACGATGTCCAGGCAGCGTCGAAAATGATTGCGGATGCCCCGACGGTCCGGGAGGCCAACGCTCTCCTGGCATCAATCACGGCGTCCGGCCCCTACCGTTCATTAGTGTCAAGCGCGTACCAAGTACCCGCATATGTCAAAGCCCTAAAAACTTACTCACACACTATTGCGACTTTCCCGCTGCGTGAATATGTCGGCATAGACCAGGTGGTCGCCCGGTCATTCTTGAATCAGCCGTCAACGCATGGCACCTACTGGTCACAGATGACACGACTAGTTGAGGATCTACTTCAGTACGACACGGCCTATTGGTACATCACTTCGAGGACGTGGGATGGGTTCCCGGCCACAATCGAACGGATGCCCTACACCGAGGTGTCATTGCTTGATCCTGACCCATTCGCCGATATCCAATTTCAAGTACCTATCGGGACCGTGTGGTGGAATGACATGATGATCCCCGGCTCGGAGATTATCAGGTTTGACGGTGACGGCCTAGGCGGGTGGCTCAATACCGGCGCCGCCGCGATCAACACCGCAGCTGCACTTGAGGCCGCTACCCAGCAAATGGCCGAATACCCACTCCCACAAATTGTCCTGAAGAATAACGGCGCAGATCTACCCGCCGCAGCGGTCGACGCACTTCTTGACGCGTGGGAGACAGCACGACAAACCCGGACCACCGCCTACGTGAATAGCACGATCTCGACGGACGCTATGGGATGGAACGCCGCAGACCTACAGCTCGTAGCGGCACGCGAAGAATCCGCGCTCATGATTGCCCGCCTAGCTAACCTTGACCCCGTTTGGGTTGGTGCCGGTGTCCCGTCAGGTTCGCTCAATTATTCCAACCGCGTCGACCTTTACCGGCAGTTGCTCGACCTTTCATTGTCGCCAATCATGGCGGCCATTGCGCAGCGGCTAAGCATGAACGATGTCACGCCGCGGGGCCGCGAAGTTAAGTTTGATACGACGACATTCCTGCGCTCCAACCCTGCCGAGATATCAGCACTAGCAAACATCTTGATACCGCTAGGTGTTCTCACTCCTAACGAAGTTCGCGGCCTACTCGACCTACCCGACCTTGAGGTGACGATATGAACAAGACTGAGACCCCGTTCGATCTCGTAGTTGACTACCGGGAGGACCGGGCCGACGGCGTTATCGCCACAATGTATGGCCGGGCCGTACCGTACGACACCCCGACGATGATCTCCGGGGTTGAGGAATCGTTCGCACCGGGATCATTCGACCCTGCCGGAGTTATTGGCAAGCCCCTTGCTTGGCGGCATGACGCCCCGGTCGGAGTCATCACCGACGCGAGCAACGAAGCAGACGGCCTATACATAACGGCAAACATTCTCGACACCGTACAGGGCCGCGACGCCGCGACCCTAGCCAAAGCCGGAGCAGTCAAAGGCCTAAGTGTCGGCTTTGCCCCTCTCAAGTCTTTACGAAATAAGACAGGCTCCACAGTTCGACACCTAAGCGCTCAGTTATTTGAGACAAGCCTTACCCATATGCCCGCCTATTCCAGTGCGGGTATTTCATCAATAAGAGAAGAGACAGTCATGGATCCAGAAGAGACCACCGTAGAGACCGTTGTGGTCTCTGAGGATGTAGAAGCACGCGAAGCAATCGCCGCAGTCCGCGAGCAGGTTGCAAAGATTGAGGCCCGCAGCTACGTAACCGAGATGCAGCACCCGCTCGCCAAGTACCGTTCACTTGGTGACTACCGGCTAGCCGTGTACAACGGCGAGGTTGAGGATCGCGCCCTATTTGACCAGGTCACCGACAATAACCCCGGCGTTCTCCCGCCAAACTGGTCACAGATTGTCCGGCTTATTTTCGATTTGGGCCGGCCAACCATCAACGCTTTTGGCGTCATGAGTGCGGGAACATCCGGCACCACGTTCAACTGGCCATATTGGGAAGGCGATTTAACCGAAATTGTTGAAGAACAGGTTGACGAAAAGGACGAGATTAACTCGGTGGCTATCAACATCTTGAAGGGCACCGCAACCCTTAAGACGTTCGCGGCCGGTTCGGATATCTCCTACCAATTGTTGCAGCGCTCAACTCCGTCGTACGTTGATGCACATTCCCGCATCATGGTCAACTCATACGTTCAAGTAACCGACCTAGCAATGGTTGCAGCGGTCTATGGTGCACGCACCCCAAGCAATTACAACATTGCAACCGACACCGACGGGTCAGCCTTCCGTGAGGCCGTGTTCGGCGCATCGGTAGACGTACAAACCGCCACCGGTATGCCAGCACAATTCGTGCTCGTATCCCCGGCCGTGTTCAAGACAATCGGCGGATGGTCAACGTTCTTCCCAAGCAATTACGGGACGTTTAACGTGTCCGGTACCGCAGTCGCTCAGACCTTGGGTGTCGCAGTGTCCGGCCTTCCGGTCATCCTTGACCGCAACATCGGCGGCAATGCAATCCTCGTATCCAACACCGAAGCAGCCAAGTGGGTTGAGGACGGCCCACGATTTGCCCAAGCTGAGAACATCACACAGCTCGGGCGCGACGTTGCCGTGTACGGATACGGTGCAAGCATGATCATCAGCGGCGCGGGCATCATCGGCCTCGAGGTCGTTGCATAACTAAGCGGAAAGGTTAGGAGATTACAGTGGCATTAGTGACAGGTCAACAAGTAGCGGCAGCGCTGCAACTGACCTATGCAGATGACACGGCCGGGTTTACCCAAGCCGCGTCAGCTGCGCAACTAACTGTCGGTAATCTCCTAACCACCGCCGCACTAGCGGCCGAGAACGCAGCCTGCAAGGAAGCAGCGCTTCAGGTCGGGATCGAGATCTACCAGGCACGCACCTCGGTCGGTGGGCAGATTGTGTCTGTCGACTTCACACCCGGCCCATACCGGCTAAGTGTTTGGCTAATCCGCAGGGTCTACGCGCTGATAGGTCCATACATGAACCCCGCGGGGATGGTGGGATGAAATGCCCAACGCCCTCTCGACGGATGCCAGGTTAGAACTAGCCGGGCTCCTGGCAACGGTCACCGGCTACAAGGTTCACGACGTCGCACCTAACGTGCCGATCCCGCCGTGTCTAGTGATCGTGCCGGATACGCCGTGGATCGTTCCCGAGCGCATCGGGTCGGTCCTTAACTACCGACTAAGGCTCAAGGTGTTAGTGGTGGTGGACTCTCGTAATAATACGGCCGCACTAAAAAAGATGGAGTCAGCGGTTGAGGCCGTAGCCGTAGCCGTTGGGGACAGTTTCATTATCGACCAGATATCACCGCCGCAAATAACCGACACCGGCGCTACCGCGGTGCTCGTATCCGAAGTTTCCACAACCTCCCACATAATCGACGCTTAACAAACTAAGGAGAAACATCATGGCAGTAGTAGCAGTAGCCGGGTACACGTTCACCGTGTCGCTCGCAGCGGGTGACGTGTCCGATCAGATTACCGACGGCACCATTACCCAGACCGGAACAGTAGTTCGCACAAAGACATTGGGCGGCGTAAACTTCACCCAGACCGACTTCACTAGCGCGGCGTCTTTGTCATTCTTGTATGACGGCGATTCCGGCGTATACAACACCCTCTCGGATGCCGTTACCGGGTTGACCGATGTCGCCGTGGTAATCACTGGCAGTACCGGCACATTCACGGGTGACATGTTCCCAGAGTCCGTTGAGGTCACTTACGACTCGGCAGGCGTCGCAACGTGTAGCGCGTCACTCGTCGGCACCTTGGTACTTTCCTAATGCTGCCCACGATGGTGGTGGTACTCGATGGGGCCGAACCTGTCGAGTACCAAGCCACCGCGGCAGACATGTGGCTATGGGAGGACCTCTCGCAGAAGTCCATAGGGACCGGGGCAGAGTACGGGCTAAGGCTGACCCTTGCCTATATCGGTGTCACGGGTAAGGAACCTAAGAACCTTGCCGAGGTTCGCACATGGGCCCGCGAGAACAAGGTACAGGTGGACGTGGGCAAAAACGTGGACCCTACCGAGCCGGATCATTCCGGCGCTTAGTGGTCCGACTGGCCGTCGCACTCAACCGGCCAGTGCACGAAGTATTGACGTACGATCCGCAGTTGTTTACGACGCTAGTCGAGGAGGTGTTTACGGATGGCAAGCCAGAAAAAAGTGGACATGTCAGTCCCGGGCCTGCGAGCATTTCTCCGCGATTTAAACAAGCTTGACAAAGAGGCAAAGAGCGAACTCCGCAAGGCGTCCGTAGATATCGCCAAGCGTTACATGGTCCCAGCCTGGTCTATGGCCGCCCTCGAGGCCGGGCCGTGGGGCGACAAAATACTACGCACCGTAAAAGCCAAGTCAGACCGCATTCCCGTAGTCACGATTGGCGCTAACCGTCCGGCCTACAGGCGGGGCGCGTCAGTCAACCAAGTAAAGACGGCGTCCTCATTTGGTGTCTCTAAGCGGGGCCGCAATAACCCGAAGGCGGCCGGAGCCGTAGCGGCGTTTGGCACAGGGACGGGATGGATGAAAGGCGTGGGGGCTTCCTATAAGGAACCAGCCATGCGTGAGTGGGGCAAAGCGGCCGACAAAGTTGTCGAGCAATGGCAACATAGGCGGGTGACCTACTAATGGCGATCTCTGGCGGCCGTACCTTAATGGTCTACCTTGCGGCAGACACGGCAAACTTTAAGCGCAACATGAACCAGGCAGAGACCACGGCTACCGGGTTCGGGTCAAAGATCTCCGGCCTAGGGTCGACGCTAACAAACATGCTAGGTCCGGCATTGCTGGGTGCGACGATCGCGGCCGGGGCTATGGCCGTAAAGTTTGGGGTGGACGGTGTCCAGGCGTTTCTTGAGGATGACGCCGCAGCTGCGAAACTAGCCAAGACCCTTGGCAACCTTGGGTTTGCTGACGCGACCGCGAGCGTCGAGGCAATGATTGACGCGCAACAGAGAGCCACCGGCATCACTGACGGAGAGCTTAGACCAAGTTTTGAGAGGCTCATTCGTAGTACCCGGGACGTTGACGAAGCCACTAGGGCCCTGAAATTATCGCAGGACATTAGTCGAGGCACGGGCAAGGAGCTTGAAAATATCACCAACGCCCTTGGCAAAGCATACGACGGAAATACCGCGGGACTCCTAAAGCTTGGCATTGGCATTGATAAAGCCGTTCTAGCGTCCGGCGATATGGAAGTCATCAGCAAAGCCTTAGCCACGATGTTTGCAGGGCAGGCCGCTACGGCCGCCGCAACTTACCAAGGGCAAGTTGAGCGACTGGGTGCGGCGTTCGGTGAACTACAAGAAGCCTTTGGCCGCGGATTCCTAGAGTCCCTTGGTGACACGAACGCCAAAACCGATGACCTTATGACGACGATGAAAGACCTTGAGCCCGTGATGCAAGACATCGGTGGGGCGATCGCCGACTTTGCTAGCAACGCCGGGACAGCCGTCATTGGGGTCGCTAGCCTCAAAACCGCGTTCGATGATTTCATGGCACAGGACACAGCCATCAGTACCACCATTATGGGTATCGGTAACGAACTAACAAAGTTTATTGCCGGGCCCGCGATCGTCGCGGCGCAGGCTCTACTCCTGCTAGGTAACTCGGTAACCGCTAGCGGGGCGGCAGACTCTCGCGCCGGCCAAGGCTATGTTCCTATGCGGGCAGGGCGGACGCCAAGTGGCGGCCCCTCGATGGGTGGCGGTAACTCTGGCGAGTGGGCCCAGTTCTACGCCGTCAACGCGTCCGGCTCGAAGGCGTGGGCCGAGGCCACACAAAAACTTAACCAGGGACTAATTGACCTTAACCCCGAGGTGGTGAAACTAGCGGGCGGCGGGGGCGCATCTAAGGACGCGTTCATCAGTGTCAAAGATGCGATGGTTACCGCGTCCGAGCAGATAAATACGCAGTTCGCACCGGCCCTAAAGATGGCCGAGGACGCCCTAAGCGCAATACGGCAAAAGGCCGTCGAGTATGCAGACAGTATTAAAGACGCAATCACAGGAACCATCAGCCTCTCGACAGCCTGGTCTAGTGCGGTCGCCGGTGGCAGCATCAACAAGGGAGCCGACGCCCTAGCCGGATTACAGGCCCAACTAAAAGACACCGACGCCTTTACCAAAGCGTTTGCAGACTTTGCCGACAACCCAGAAGTAAACCAACTCCTAGCCGGTCAAGTTATAAGCCTCATGCAGGCCCAAGGGCCAACCGCGGGGGTCGAGTTTATTAACGCCATGACCCCAGCAATGTCACAAAAACTATCCGAGGATCTGCAAGCCCTCGACATATTCGCGGGCAAGACTGGCGTCGAGGTGTCTAAAAAGTTTTACGACCAAGGCACCGAGGACGCCGTCGCAATGCTTAATGGCATCTCGGCCGAGATCGCCGCGCAGCAGAAAAGCCTAAAGCAGTTGGGCGCGAACATTGGGGAGCCGATTGCGGATGAGGTTACTAAGCAGATCCAGCGGGCCATTAGGAACGGCCTAGCCGCGGGTCAGGCCGAAGCAGACCGGCAACAGGCCGCGGCGTTCGCGCTCTCCGCAGCTAGTAGGGTCACACAAACCGCCGTCGGTCAAGGTATTACGGCAGTGGTCCGGCAGACTGACCAGCGAACGGGATCATTACCGGCGGCGGCTCTCCGATGACATCCCCGACCATAACGTCGGTCACCATTAACTCGGTGAACCTCGACCTCGACGACGTGATCCTCGACGTGATCATTACGCATGGACGCGGCGCTATCACCGACGCGGCGAGCCCTTCCACCTTGGATATGCGGATATTTGCTACCGGACAGATTACGGTCCCGTACACCCTTGGGCAGTCCGTCAATGTGAAAGCCGACACCGTTGACAGGTTCACCGGCGCTATCACTGACATGGCAATTAGTCACGCCACAACCATCGACGGCAATCCACCCATGACGATTATCGACGTCACGGCAGTCGGATTATTGGCAAACCTTTCTCGATTCTACTACGACACGACACGACCCGAGGAAGATCTACAGGCCCGAGTCGACGCAATTCTCACCGCCACAGGGCTCACCTATTCGGCGCAGGCAGACCCCGGCTACCTACTACTTGAGGTGCTAGCGGCCGACGCCGTCCTCGAGGACGCTAGGACACAGCTCGACGTCCTAAACGATTGGACCGGCGGGACCCTGTATGACAAACCCGACGGGACCGTGGTTTTCGAGTCCTACACCCGGCGCGGCTACAACTATGCGACGGCGACGTGGGATGACATGCCCCTTGACTGGGACAACACGACCGAGGATTGGATAAGCCAATACGCGGCAGGCTCAGCGGCACCGACGGCGGTAACGCTACCGGTCACGGCAGTAGTGTGGGAACCGCGCTGGCAGGCGACCGCCTCAACGATCGTCAACGACGTAACGGTGTCTTATGGGGCCCTTGACCCCCAAGACACGTTTAACCAGGTTGACGCCGCTAGCGTCGCGGCGTTTGGATCTAGGGCTATCACAATCAACACCGGACTAGCCGACGTCGACGACGCAGGCAACCGAGCCAGCCTGGTACTCACGGCGCAAGCCACGGAGCGTTGGACGTTAGGCGGGGTCGAGATCCTTATGGAAACCCTGACAGTCCCACAACTGGCCGCGGTAATGAACCTAACCTCAGGTGATCGCGTCATCGTCACTAACCTTCCAAGTCCGGGACCGATTGCGCAATTCTTGGGCGTCCTCGAAGGGTGGACAGAGACTTACACGATCGACGGTTACCGGCTTACCCTTGCACTTTCGGATCCGCGCTATTCCTACGCCATGCTCGAATGGGATGAAGCGGGCGCCGCGGATTGGCAGAACGTACCAATTACCACCACATGGTCCGACGTAATCCTACAATCAGATCTAGTCTAGAAAGGTAGAAACATGGCAACAACGACATACGGAACGCCATATGTGGCAGGTACTGACCTAGTCGCAAACTGGCCAGCCGCATCACTTACGGTTGCAAACTCGATCGACGCCGCGGGATATTTTGTTGGCCGCGGAATCAACGCACAGACCGCGTCCTATACGACGGTCTTAACGGACGCGGGGAAAACCGTTTCAATGACCAATGCCGGAGCGACTACGCTAACGATCCCGGCTAACGCGTCGGTCGCCTACGTGGTCGGTACGCGCATAAACATCCTGAACCTTGGTGCGGGTGCCTGCACACCAACGGCGGGCGCGGGCGTCACAATCGCGGGGACGATAACGGCCCTAGCAACTAACGAATCAGCGTCACTGGTAAAGACTGCTACTAATACGTGGTCTTATTTAGCCGCACCAACACCGGCCGCACCCGGCATGTCTTTAGTGACGCCTACCTCGGTAGCGGGAACTGGGGTTACTTTATCAGGTGGTCAAGTGTCTTTTAGTTCGTCATCAACTATCAGCGTAAATGGATGCTTTACTTCTGCGTATGAGATGTATCGGATTACGTTTACGGGGACAACCCCAGGAGCCGCGGATATCACGCTTAGGCTACGAGTGGCCGGTGTAGATTCTTCTACTGGGTATTCGTACGGGGGGCAGTATTTCACGCAAGGCAGCGCGTCTGGGTACGTCAGTTCGGCTTCCGCTAGTTCCAGTGTGTTTGCATCTACCGCTTCAACTACATCTATAACCACGCTTGATGTTTCACCTCCTTTTGCTGCCGCATTTACATCCTTTGTTGGTTTAAACAATCAGCCCACCACGGCAATACGAGTGTGGGCCTCCCACCACGCCGTCGCGACGTCATATGACGGATTTACTTTGCTCGGCACCGGGATCACCGGCACCGTCCGAATCTATGGATATAGGAACTCATAATGACCCAATATATAGAAACCTTCCAAGACGGTACTGTCATCGAGCGCCCGTGGAATCAAGACGAGTTAGCGCAGCACGCTAAAGATAAAGCCGACAACGCCGCAGCGCATAAAGCCGCAGCAGACAAAGCGGCAGCCGAGGCAGCCGCAACGGAGGCGGCTATTGGCCACGCCAAAAGTCTCGGGTTCACGGACGCCATGATCGCCGTAATGTACCCGAACCTAGTGACAGGCTCGGCGCTAACGGCCGACGATTACACGACACAACCTGAGCCCGTGATCGAGGCCCCATAATGGCCAAATTAGTTAAGGGAGGCGTAACGCTTAGAGACCAGGTTAATAAAAGATTCCCTAAGCGGGATAAGGCGTCGGACGGTTGGATAGGTGACGCCGCACACCAATCACGCGAATCGGACCACAACCCCGACGCCAACGGATGGGTCCACGCCATCGACATCGACAAAGATCTAGGCGCGAAGGGTGACGCTAAGAAACTAGCCGACCAAATAGTCGACTACGCAGCAAGCAAGAAAAAGGGCGCCAAGCGGGTTAAATATGTGGTGTTTCAAGATCAGATAGCGAGCGCCACATATCCCGAAACGAAGTGGCAATGGCGCGGAAGCGGCTACGGGCACTACGACCATATCCACGTATCGTTCACCGCAGCTGCGGAAGAGGACGGGTCGGACTGGCCGCTACCTATCTTCACGGTGGCCACCGAGTGAGCGACACCGTTGGGATGCTGACCGCCTCATTTGGCCTACTTGTGGCAATCCTTGGTCTAGTCGCATGGATAGCCAGGGCGCAGGGTAAGTCAAACCGGCCGAACGGTGGGCGATCGCTTTACGACATCGTGCTACGAATCGAGAAAAGGATTGACCGGCTAGAGAAACAGTCCGACGAACACCTCCAACACCATTTGGAAGGCAAATGATGCTAGATAAACTTAGTGCCGAGAACCGACACATCATTCTCATACTTATTGTGGTAGTCCTAACGTGGGCGGCCGCTACTATCCCGGCCCTTGGCCTAGACCCGATATGGGCGCCCCTAGCCGGTGGAGTGATAACGGCTCTATTGGCGTATTTCACCCCTTTGACTCGACAATATGGCGTAGGCTCGGCGCGTCCTACCAAATAACCCCGAGATGCCCGATATCTTGAAACCGTAACTACAACACGGGAGGCATAGATGGAGTTCGTTACCACCACCGAGGCCGGGCGCATGTTAGGCGTCGGCCCCGACACGATCAAGAAATATTACGAGGTCGGGATCATCGACGGCCACAAACTACCGGGCCGCGGTGATCTCCGCATCGAGGTCGCATCGGTCGAAAGGGTCAAGGGTACGCGTGTTTCGGTGCCCACTCCTACTAGCTCTGCGGCCGAGTGATGGCCGCCGCCGTGATGATTGCGGCGCTACTCGCACCGACGGCCATGCCAGTTAGTCCACCACCCGTCTCGGTGTCGGTAAAAGATCCAGACCAAACGGGTGTCAGGGCATCGGCCTACACGGGAAAGTTCTACCGGGCAAGCCAGGAGAACTACAGAAAATGCGTTGCCGGTCGAGAGGGACGTCACCAATACTGGACCACAGGAAATTGGAATTTTTACGAGGGCACCTACCAAATGACCGACGCCCTATTTACGGGCGCGGCTTGGATGATCGGCCGAGAACTTAAAACCACCTACGCCAATTGGGATGTCGTCAGGGCAGAGCTGCTAGATACGCCTGGTCATAAGTGGGGGCGCTTCTGGCAGGACATGGCCTTTTATACGGTCTTGAATTGGCGCGGTGATGGTGTCGGCGCGTCACATTGGGCCGGGGGTCGTTACGGGTGCACACTATGACCGTCGACCCGAGCCTAGTGTTCTTTGCTTGCCTAATCGGTGGGGCCGTGGTGTTGGCCTACTTTCTTGGGATCGAGGTCGGCAAAGATGGGCGACATCGTTAGATGTAGCGGGTGCGGGTGTTGGGTTTATGTAGCCAAAATGACACGGGAGGAACTAGATGCAAATCTACGAGAAGAGATATCCACGGCCGGCAAGGTCGACGGATCCGACGATAGCGGTCACGAAGTGGTCCTATGCGTCAGATGTGGACATCCTAGTCGCAAGCGAAGCACTAACGACTCTAATCAAAGTTAGCCCAGAACTGGCAACCAAAATGGGTTGGGCTTTACTTGAGGCCGCAGTGGCTAAACCTATACCGGACGGCGCAGCATGAACGGGACTCTCTTCGACGTTGAGCACAAATGTGCGGGCCCTTGGTGTCGATACTGCGAGAGCAACACCGGGCCAGAGGCCAAAGAACTAGCCACTGAAGCGACGCTAAGTGATTTAGAATGGGCTCACAGGGCTACCGCGTATCTAATCTATTTAGGCCCGCATAAGCGGTTTACCGCTGATGACCTGACAGCGGCAGTCGGCTTGCCTATGGGGTCAAGTAACCAGGTTGGCGCCCTGTTTGTTAAATGGCATAAAGCCAAACTAATTTGGCCAGTTGGTTACGTGACTAGCAAACGTTCTAGCAATCATGGGAGAGTGCTAAGGGAGTGGAGAACTTATGAGCCGTGAGGATTACATCGAGGTATCGGAGCGTATACAAAGATTCTACGAGAAGTATCCGGATGGCAGTTTGCAAGGATCGTGGGAGTGGCTAGACGACTCTCACGCCGTGATCGTGTACAGGGCCGAGGCGTACAGGACGGCGGATGACGTGCGCCCTGGTGTCGGGTACGCGTCAGAGCCCTATCCCGGCTTATCTAATTTCACCCGTAACTCTGAGATTATGAACGCGGAGACCAGCGCGTGGGGCAGGGCGATCGCTAGCCTTGGCATAGCGGTCCATCGAGGTATCGCGTCAGCGCAGGAAGTGAGAGCTGCACAACGTGGGACCGATGTCCCGAAGGTTACGCGGGCCGCTACGACTGAGGATGACAATGGATGGTATGGCCCACCGGCCGAGCAGACACAACACGTTGACCAAGGGCCAAGCCCGGCGCAGATGACTTACGCGAGGAAAGAACCCGCCACCGATAAGCAACTGAAAATGATCATTATAAAACTCAAGGGCATGGGGATTATCAGCCCTGACACGATCCTCCAATACGTTAATGCGGTATTGGCGGAGAACAATCTTGACCAGGTGGCAGGGTCTAGCGCCATGACGAAGTACGACGCAAGCAAGGTAATCGACGCCCTAATGGCTAACCCAGCCGCAGGATAGGCGACACGATGAGCCCAACGGTGCCCGACCGTATGGAGCGACGACAACTAGGGGGCCGACTTATCCTCGGCTTAACACCCGTCGCAGGGGGCTAGCCCTATGTCACCATTGGGCGGTGTGATGCGGAGAAGATGCAGCGCGAAAGCGTGAGGACAATGATGGGAAAGAACTAACCACTAACAAACAGAGTGAGCAAGGCCGAAGGCCGCGAACCATCAGAGCAAAAGGGAGAGAGACAAGATGACAAAGTTTGAAACGCACTGCGGGAAACAGGGATGCATATGCGACCACCAAGTCAGCTGCCACAAAGGATGGCGAGACACCGACGGACCAACGGCGCCCTGCCAAACCTGCCGACCCGACACACACCGCAGATGGGTAGACACCCTCGACGCACGCACCAAAGGCCTACCACTCCCAGTAATCGCCAAGATCTGGACCGGGATCTATGCCTGACAAAAGACGATCAACCCCCGCATATGCCAGGTGGCGCAAACAAGTACTAGCACAATGCGAACCCGTGTGCATAAGATGTGGATATCCCGTAGATATGAACCTACCCTCCACACACCCCGACGGACCAACAGCAGACC